AAAGATGTATCTTTGTCAAAACATTTAAGTCATGGAAAACTTAAAGATCGGTAGCTTAGTCAATGTCATTCATTGCTGCCCTCACGGCTTCCGTGATGGAGAGGTATTGGATTGCATGAAATGTAACCCCGAAGGTTTAAAGACTGAGGTTTCTTTAGAGCGTAAGATTGAGAAACTTGAAAAAGAACTACAACTCCTAAAGGATGTTTCTAAGTTCTAATGAAGATATACTCAAAAGAGTCTCTGAACAAACAGGGTTTCATGTTGACATGATACGCTGTATAGAAGTAGATTTCTATGCAGGTATTAAAGACGTATTATCTGATCCAAAAAAGTTAAAAGGAGGATATATACATTTAAATCAGTTTGCAAAGTTTCGCTTTGCACATAAGAAATATAATAAAGTAATTAAAACATTTGAAGCAAAAGGACTAAACGAATCTAACCGTTACCACGAACTTAAAACCAAGTTTAATGAATTATATCACTCAATTGAAATCAAAGAACGCAAGTATGGAATCGATGATGGACGAAATCCGCCATCAGAATGATGCACATATAGGAGTGTTCTTTCCAGATGTTAAAGGTAGAACAAAAAGTAAGGAAGAACTTTTACTTGCTCAACAGATAGCAGAGAAGAAAAGAGAGGACTATTTAAAACAGATTGAAGGGAAGTATAAGAAGATTATTGAGTATAATAAATCGTTATTGGTTCTTAACCCTTTGTATTCAAATTTGAAATTATATAATTTAAGAGACGTATTAGTAAGAGTTTTCTTAAACGAACCTAAACTCATTCAAAACGGCCTTCTTTTACCGGGAGTAGATCAGGTCCAAGTTAAAACTCAAAACGGTCAGGGGGTCAAAGAAAACATTGACAACCCTTTTCCGTTTAAGAGATTGGCAGTCGTTGTAGCTCTAAATGAGAATAACCAGTCTTTGAAAATAGGTGATGTAGTTCTCATTAATCAAATCTTCACTGTTGCCCCTATTCCAGGTAATAGCAGCGTGTTAGAATATCAGTTTATGTTTTTACATCATAGTTATAACGATCCTTTTCCACCTAAGGATATTTCTAATCCTCATTTTGGATATGCAATGCTTCCTAATGGAGGTGGTATTAATGCAATAGAAGGTACAATTTTTAATGAAGTCTAATGGATATTTATACTTAGCTATCATTATTGTAGCTATGTATTTAGCAGGTGTTTATACAGGCTGTTCTGTAAGAAAGCCTGCTGAAGAGCGTGTTGTTACAGTTACAGAGGTAGTTGAAGTATACTATCCTGATACTGTATATGTACTTCAAAAAGGTACTGTTAAATATAAAACAGTCGTTGAAGTTGATACATTGTTGTTACCTCCTGTACGTGATTCTTTTTATGTAGTAGTTCCAGGTGATACATATCAAGAGGTAACAAGACACGTATACGAAAGTAAATATTCAAAAGGTTTCGTTAATGATACCATTGATATTTACGAAGGTGATATTGTATATAAAGGTCAAGCTATGAGCTTGTATGTTGTTGAAGAGCAACCAAAAAAAGAAGCTAAATATAACCAATTACATTTTGGTGTGTTATCAACATCTAATTTAGAAACTGCAAATGTGTATATAGGTGCTAATTATACATCACCGCAGAACTTTCAAATAGGTTTGTATAAATCACTACTTGACAAAAGTGTAGCTGTAAACTCTAAAATACCTGTATTTAAATGGTTACAAAAGAACAGATAAAAGAAGTAGTTAAGAATCCAAAACTAGCCTATTATTATTTTAAAGGTTGGTTGATTTATTGGTTAATTAGGAGATATTTAATAAGGTTAGAAAAGAAAAAGAAAAGTTGTCCAGAATGTTACAAAGAAGGACAATGTAAGAAATGCGAATGTCCTTTTACACCTTTAGCTTTATCAGGAAAATTTTGCCAATATGTGGGAACCGACAACTTATAAACTAGGCCCGGTTACAGAACTTACTAAAGTTAAAAGTATTATATTTAGATATAGAGGTAGAAAAGAAATTAGTAAAATAAAAGCAACATGTGGATGCAGTGTTCCAGTTCTACTTGTTGAAAAACAAGATGATTTTTGGCTTGCAAGCATTGATGTAACATTTAATGTTCCTGAAAGAGAGTTACATTTTGATTTAGATGAAGATCAAAGTTTTTCAAAAAGTATATTCGTTACGTATGTTTTACAGGAAGGTCAAGATAAACCTGAAGTTGAAGTTTTATCCTTAACTGGAATTATTAAGCCCGACATGTCATTAATAAAGTATCAACCAGATGGCGTATAATTTTGTACAGATAAAACCACCTTTTGATATTCAAGTTAACTTTTGGAAAGCAAACTTTCAAGTTAGTTTGATAGAACCTTTTAGGTCTTTATATCTTAGGGATGAAAGTGAGAATAAAGAAGTTTCATCAAGAGAGATGTGGTGTATATGGTTAGATCAAGATCCTAACTATTATAATAAGATATTTCGAATGCCGATTGAAGAAAAACATTCAGCAATTCAAGCGTTTAATCCAGAGTTTAACTTTGATGACCCTTTGGTTGCAACATGTTTAATTGAATATTCAAATCATTGTTTAAGCCCTGCGGCTAAAGCATTTATGGAAGAAGAACGCTCCCTAGTGGAGCGTTCTATTTTTATATCAGAATCAAGGTATACGTTTGATGAAATAGCAAAAGATCGGACAGGCTCACCTATGTATACAAAACAAGGTAGTCCGATTATTATTAAAGGTACTGCTACTACAATAGATGGTATGCGTAAAGCTACCTTAGATATAATGGCAAGATATGAACAAGTAAAGAAAACATTTGAGGAAGAGCAACACATGCTTAGGATATACGGAGGAGGAAAAGAATCATTATCTGAAAGTAGTGGATTTTCACCTATAGTTGATGATGATGAAGATGATGATTTGGCTATAGCAACACTTGATGTAATTACTGAAGATGAGTGAACAGAGGAATTGGTGGGTAACTAAAGAGAGAGTAAGAACTGATTACGTTAGGATTCAGAATCTTGCTAAGTTTATGGGGGATGAAGTACCATACGTTCATCCAGACCACCCTATGTATTCTAAATTTTGGTCTAAAGAAGCTAAGACTTGTATTGAAGGAGTATGGAGTAAGGAGTGGGGTAAGTATAGATACATGCCCGGCAACTTATATTACTTCGGTAAATATGGAGTAATAGAACATACTCATGAAAAGAATGGTGTTAAAGTAACAGAAGATATAAAACCCTTAATAGTTGACTATCTTTGGGATATGGCCTATATGTCAATTACGGCATATGGGTTTTCTGGTTTTATAAAAGATGATAAGTACTCATGTCATATATTATTAAAACTACATGAGGAAAATTTAATACCTAGAGCAGCATTACCAAAACAATGTATAAGAAAAGATGGAAGTATAAAGATATATAAAGAGGCATATGAATACTTATTAAACTTACACGATGAGGATTACGGTAAAGCTTTATATCAAAACCCTACTCAGAATGTATTAGTGATGGGTTCCCGTGGTGGAACTAAATCATATTGGGTAGCTATAGCAGAATTAGAATATAATTTTGTATTTGGTGGGGCAAGGCGTTACGATAAACAGTTTATTGAAAATAGACTTAGATGCCAACAATGTGTTGGTGCGGCTGACGTAAGTAAATCATCCGAACTATTAAAGAAGTTTGCTGATTCGAGAGATGCAAAAGCTGATTATGACAATGAAACATTCAGAAAAAGATTTGGTATTTGGCAAGATACAAATGTAAAGGGTGAAGCTAGTGTTACACCATGTCCTTTTTATCGTAGGGCTTTAGGTTCACTTGACTGTCCTAATAAGAAACCAAATCGAATATTTAGAGCTAAATATAAAATTGATTCTAACGGTGAGTGGAAAGAGAAAGGTACAGGTAGTCAGATAGCACATGTTAACTTTAGTCCTATTAAACCTAATGGTGAGAGGTCAGCTGAAGGAGGACGTTATTTATTTATAGATATTGAGGAAGTAGGTTCAGCGCCTAATTTTGTCAAAATTCTTGGTGCTAATGAAGGTACTGTAACAAGAGCAGGCCAAAGAATAGGTGTACAATGGGCACAAGGCACATCAGGCAATATTGAATATGTAAAGTCAGCTAAGAAGGTTATGTTAAAACCTGAAAGTTATAACATAATTGGATTTAAAAATCAGTTTGGAGGTTCGCACGGTGAGAAAAAAACTGGGTATTTCATTCCTTATTATATTACCCTATTAGAATTTAAAGATAAAAACGGCAATACAGATTATGATGCTGCTATTGCTAAGACTAATTTAGACAGGGCTGATGTTGCGAAGTCAGATGATCCAAGAGTATTGGATGACTTCTTAATGAACAAACCTTGTTATCTGGATGAAATGTGGATAACAGGTAAGGGTCATTATCTACCTGTTGAGGAAGCTTCTTCAAGAGTAAAACAGTTACTTACAAATGATTTGTATAAAGCTTTAATGAAGCCTGTTAAATTAGTTTATGATTCTTCATATGCTTATGGAGTAAGAGCTGATGTTGATCATGATGCTCAACCTTATATTGATTTTCCACATGATCCTAATAAAGCAGTAGATCCATCTGGCTGTATAGTAATATACGAAGATCCAATTTATGAAAAGGGAAAGATACCTAAAGATTTATATATCTTTAGTTTAGACCCGTATGTAGAAGAAGATATTGATGCTGGAGGTTCTATTGCTGCTGCATATGTATTAATCAACCCCAAGTATATATCTAAAGGGTATAACGGAAATACAGTAGTCGCTACATATATAGGTAAGCCAATTGCAGGTCTTGATGCATACTATGAAAATCTGTATAAGCTTATGTTATATTATGGTGCATTTGACGCTAACTTATGGTATGAAAAAAATAGAGGTGAAAGAGTTAGAGAATTTTGGTTGCGTAAGAATGCATTAAATATGTTAGCTCCTACACCTCAAGTAGCTGTTGGAGATTCACAGAAAGTTAAGATGATAACGTCATTTGGCTATGTAGTAGGAAATAGAATATCTAAATTGAATTATCTCAAAATGTTAAATGATTGGTTACTTGATGAGACGGAATTAAACGACGGTACTAAAACTAATATTGAAAGAATTCCATGTTTGTATACATGTAGACAAATAGAACAATATGAGATAGACGGAAACTATGATGCGGTTGACGGATTAAGAGGTGTTGTTTTAGGAGTAAGAGAAATAAATGCAATACTTGAAGCCAGAGAGACTACTAAAAAAACACGTAAGCATTTTGATGCTCTTTTGAAAAATAATCGTATCTTTAGTCAGGCTTATATGGAAAGACGTATACCTACTACATTATCTAGTAGTCGTTCAACGAATTATAGTAGTCAACGAGTACAATAAATTTTTTAACTTACTACAATCTATAGTATGATAGCGTTTGTTGATTTAAAGGCAAGAAAGAAAGATAAAAAGTGGTATGAAAAGGTGAGAGATTCAGTTGAATCTTTTACTAAAGGTTCTAATACCAATATGTATAAGAATTATAAGAAGTATTACGAACTTCTTAATAATGATATATCTCAATTTAAAGAAGATATAAAACAGTTTTGTAATCCTCTTGAAGAGTTTGGAGCTATTGAAGATGAGTTGGTTCCGTACAACAAGTTAAAGAATAAACTTGAAGTATTAAACGGTGAGTTTCTAGCTAGACCGAACAACCATAAAATAATGCTACTGTCAGCTCAACTCATTCAGAAAAAGAATGATCAGCTACATAGTGCAATAATGGAGAGTGTAGATGAAGATTTAGCATTAGCTATTCAGAAGCAACAAGCTATGATGCAGAATGCTTCAGAAGAAGAGATAAATCAAATCATCGAACAACAGAGAGATAGGTTAACACCTAAAGATATTAACTATAAGAATTTCCTATCTGAAATGGAAATTTATAAGTCAAGAGTTATTGACTTTGCTTATAGTCATCAAGACATCAAACTTAAAAAGTTAAAAGGGCTAAAAGATATTCTTACTACTGATCACACGTTTGTTAAGGTTGGAGTTAAGCACGGCCTACCTTATATAAGAAGGGTTAACCCTTTATATTTAGATTGGGATAAAGCGTCTGAAACTAAGAATATAGAAAAAAGCGATTGGATTAGAGAACTTGGTGAAATTACAGTAAGTGATTTCTTTACTGAATATTCAGACAAGCTTGAAAAAGATGTGATAGATAGAATTATGGAAAGAGCGGGAGTAGCTATAGCAGACTATGAACCGTATATGATTCATCCTAATACATTAAAGTATGAAGCTACATTAGAGTTAATGAATCCGAAACAAAGAAATCATGTAGCAGATACTGATATTAATTTCAAACATCGTTCGAGAAGGATGAAATTAGTTACATGTGAATTTAGAGCTTTTAGATCGGTAATATTTTTAACATACTTTGATGATTATGGCGATCCTGTAACTGTAATGTTAGATGATTCCGCAGATATTATACCTGAACATGCTGAAAAGGTTAAGATACAAGAAGATTATGCAGATGCTGAACATAAGTATATATGGGCAGATGAATATGGAGAATATGAAGCTGTAATAATGCATGTACCTAGAAGATATGAGTATGTTGAGATTGAAGATGAATTAGTATTGTTTAGGGAAGATCCATATCAGCCAGATAATATTGACAATCCTATACTTGAATTTGAATTAAGCTACAAAGGAATTTGTGTATCAGATGATAATGCAAAGCCGCAATCATTAGTTGAGAATGCTGCTCCTTATCAGTTTCAGATATATTATGTGAAACATCTACAAAATAAGGAGTTGGCAGCATATCAGTCTTTTGAAAGGCATGTAGATGTTAGTCAAGTACCTGATGAGTTAGCAATGGATTCTGAAGGTAATCCAATACAGGGATTAGATAAGTTAACTCAATCTGAGGTTATTGCAAGAAAGACAAGAACTCGATATTTTGACGGTGGTCAAACAACAACTGGTGGATTATTACCTTCTACAAGAAGTGCAGGTGTTAACGTTTCTCAGTTAGGTTCAGCAAATGAATTGCTACTGTTTCAAAACTTATTGACCGCTTTAGACTTAGAGCTTGGTTTAGCATTAGGAATTCCTCCAGCCAGAGAAGCACAGGCAGCACCTAATACCAATGTTACCGATAATAGGCAGTCATTAATTCAAGCTTCATTTAGTACACAGATTTATTTCTACATGTTAGATTATGTATGGAATAAAGGGTTAAGTGAATACTTACATTTATTTGATGTATGTGCTAGAAAGAAGTTTGAACAACAACCGACTATACAATCATTAGCGTTTGAATATGTAGCTCCTAATGGTACAAAAGAGCTGTTACAAGTAATGCCTGATCAGTTAAGTCCTTCTGGAGTAGGTATATATGTAAGCGATTCAAACAATGATAAGCTGTATATGGATTACATGTTGAACTATACTCACGCCATAGCTCAGAATCAAGGTCAAGGCGCAGCTATAGTTTCTAAGATTGTTCATATGATTAGTTCCAATCGTTCGGCTGAAGAAATTAATAAAGAGATATTATTATATGAAGAAGATACTAGAAAGAGAATGGAAGACGCTCAAAGAGCTGAAGCGGAAAAAGCTGAAAAAGCTAAGAAAGAACTTGTTGAAATGATGAAGTTTGAAAGTCAGTTGAAGTCAGATGAGAATGTTAGAAAGGAGGAAGAACGTAATATCGGTAGAGAAATTGAAGCTCAACGTTTCGCATTAGCTAAGGATATAGATGCTAACGGAATGAACGATGACTTAGAAGCTCGCATGTATGCAGTCGATAAGCAGTATGAAATTGATAAAGAGAAATTAGAAATTGAAAGAGAGAAGTTAGGTATAGAATCTAAGAAGGTGGATAAGATGAATAAAAAATAATTTTATAGTTTTTCAATAGTATATAGAGCTATAGATTCTATTTTTTATTGAACTTTAACTAACAGAATTTCTATTTTTGTCTTGATTTACAGTTTAAACATTGATTTATGGTAGTTTCCAATGACCCGTTTGAGGGTATGACAATAGAAGGTGAAGATGTCAGTTTTATGCTTGACACTACTTCATTAAAAGAAGGTAAAGATAATAGTGATGATGATGATGATGATGAAGAAGATGATGATGATAGTCCCACATTTTCAAAAGGAGAAGGTGGAGAAGGAGACGATGATGATGACAGCGTTGATGCCTATCAGTTCATGTATGATTCACTTTCTCAATTAGGCTATGGAGAAAAGAAAGAGAAAGTTACAGAAGAAGATTTTAATAAATTCTTAGTAGAAGAACTTCCGTCTAAGGCGGTTGAAATGTTAATTGATAGTTATTCACCTTTAGTTAAGAAATCTTTAATTTATGCAATTAATAAAGGTGAAGAGTTAACAATTGATGACTTTAAAACGTTCTTAGAAGGTACTAATAAAATAGCGTCAATTCCTACGGAGTTTACTGATGACGCTGAAGCAAGAAAGTTTTTACGTCAGATGTATATAGATTCAGGCGCACATAGTGAAGAAGATGTAGATACATTTTTAGACGTACTTGAAGATAAGGATAAGCTTTTAGGTACAGCTACAAATCTTGCTAAACAGCAAGAGGAGAAAGCAAAACTTGAACTTGATAAAGAAATCGAAAATTCTAATAAGCAAGCTGAAGAAAGAAAGGAGAATAACAAAAAGTTTATTGCTGCTGTACAAGCTGAGATAGACTCTTTGAAATGGTCAGCCGAAAAGAAAACTGAAGTTATTAAAAATCTAGCTGCTTCAGAAGTATCAAGAAAATATGCATCAATTGAAAAAAGTCCAAAAGCTTTAGTACAATTAGCAGATTTATTTTCATATTATGATTTTGAAAAACAAGAATTTGATTTAACTAAACTCATTGTAGAGAAAGCTGCAACTATTGATTCTAAGAAAAAGATTGAAGTTTTGAAGGACAAGCAGACAAGAATGCGGATTAGAATACCTTCAAACGATACCACAAGTAAAAGTGGCGGTTCAGCAATGGATGAATTAAAATTTACTTAAATCCATTATAACTATGCGTAAGTATGCAATTCAAAGGATAGAACGCTCCTCTTTTGGAGGTTCTTTCGCCGATTCGTTTACTTGGGCAGCTAAGTTTAGAACTGTTCACCCCACCGATTTTGGTATTATGGGGGCGCAACTTTATAGTTCCGAACCTGGCTCCCATATGGTAAACAAGCCATTTATTTGGCACACATTAGCGCAAGGCAATGTTTATGAAGTGGAACCAGGTGTAACAGATTACAAATGGGCACTTTATGATGACATTGATTTTCGCATGACCATCACTAAAGTTGATCCCAATTTAGGTGAAGTACCGGGTAAAGGTCATGGTAAGTTTAAGTTCTACGGTGAAGTAGACTACTTCCATGAACCAGTTGTACTTAAAACTGAAGGTACACATGAACCACTAATCAAAGTCCTCGGCTATCCTGTATATAAAGGTGCTGATGAATATGAATATGTGGGTGAAGTTCAAGACGGTGATCCTAATTCATTTGTCAACCCTTCCTACTTACAAGTAGGTAGAACGTTGCACGATGCTACTACTCAGGTGAGTGATGAACTCAACTACAAGTATGGCGGTCTGCAATGGGGTAACATGTTCTCTCTGCAATCCAATATCGGTTTCGTTGCTCGTAAGTACGAAATGACAGATAAGGCTATTAAGAGAGAGCTTGGTGCAAGGAAGAAAGGTTCACGCCTGTCTGGAGCAATGTACAACTTTAACGGCAAACCTACAACCGAAGGCGTTGGTGTTGGTTACATCTTTGGTAGAACTAAAGAAGGTACTAGCAAGATTGAACCCGGAGGTTATATTACAGCCGCTGAAAGTATGCTTGAAGATCGCATTATGTGCGATATGGAGTATGCAATGATGTTCGGACGTTTGCAGATTACCCGTGATCATGATAGCGATAGAGCTA